ATGACAGCGCCGACCGTTACGAGGGTATGCTTGTGGTACGTAGTGAGCTACGAAGTATGTGTTCTCATCACCACCAGCCTGTTTCTGGGGTTGCCTACATCGGTATCATTGCCGCTAATAAACTTATTGGTCTCTCAAAGTATACCAGAATAGCACAGTGGTGTGCTCGTCGTGGAACATTACAAGAAGAATTGTGCAACGACATCGCCCGCGAAATCAGCAAAGCAACCGAATCAGAAAACGTAGCAGTCTACGTGCAGGCAGTTCATGGCTGTTGTGAGAATCGCGGCATCATGGCACACTCAAGTCTAACACAGACTACTGTATTGAAAGGTTCATTTAAAGATGATCCACATACAAAGAAAGAATTCTTTGACAATATTAAACTACAACAGGAGTTTGCACCGCGATGAGATACATTACTAACAAATTTGACAGCGTTCGTTTGCCAGTTGAAGAAGGCCTGTTAGAATGGTTGCAGACGCAATATCCTGCATCGAAATATTTTATTATGGAACTCTAATATGACTGTATACGTAATCAAACCATTAGAAAAGAAAAGCATTGTCTACCATGTAGAAATGTATCGTAGGAACCCCGATGATAGCGTCAGTTGGTTTAACATTGACGAAACATATCGTTGGGGTCAAGGTTTTGTCGAAGGTGATTTAGATTGCAATCTTCCCTGGGAAGGTGATACAGTTGCCTATGCTCGAACCGATTGTGGTTGGGGCTGTGAGTTTGATGACAGTGTTAGCGTTGAGTGGGAATTCAGTGATGACATTGGTGAACTAGAACAGCAAGAACTAAAAGAACTCTACTACGAAGGTGGAGCAGGTTGGTTATTTGACGGCGAGCATGATTGGGCAGAAGAAGACACTGCCGTACATATTATTGCACCGTATCAAATTGACCTGTGCGAAGATGATGGTACAGTTATTGAAGAAAATGTAAAACTTAAATCTCGCCCAGATCCAAATACATCGTGGCCGTTCAGCGAAGTATTTCCAAAAGACTCAACACAAGGTGGATAATATGAATTCAGTAGACATGGCAACTAATCTTATTTTTAGAGCGAAGAACTTGCACGAGTTTACTGTCACTACCGAAGTCCCAGATAACTTCAGATTTAATGGCGTTGTTCCGTTTGATATGAGTATTGTTGATAATCAAATTAAAGCAAAGGTTTGGGCTGTAGATTTTAACGAGGCTGCCCATAGGTTAAATGAATTTCTGGAGACTTGTAAATGAAATGGTTTCTCGATTTTTTAGAACGATTAGAACGTAAAAGAATCATAATGGATCGTGTGAACGATCAGCCATATCTTGAAAGATATTACGTTTTTCTAAAAGATAGAGATTGGTTTCCGTTTAATGTTTTTATTCATAAATTTCTTAAATCAGATCCAGATGATGTTCATGATCATCCTTGGCCATACGCAACACTAATACTTAAAGGTGGATATTATGAATGGATTCCTCAATTTGACGAACAGGGTCGTAAATTTAATGAGATATGTAAATGGCGAGGACCCGGCCATTTTCGTGTATGTAGGGCTAACAGCTATCATCGTATTGAGCTTGATCCTAGTGTGACTGCCTGGACTATGTTTATGCCAGGGCCGCAAAAGCGTGAATGGGGATTTTTAGTAAATAACAGGTGGATTCATAATGAAACATATCTATCTGAAAGGGCTAAAAATGCAAGAAGTTAGTAATGGCGAAGTGTGGGAAGCAGGGGCTCGAGAATATTTTCGAGTAATTTATGTAGTTGATATAGGAAATCAAACTTGGGTACACTATATGCGTCTCCGAGACAATCTCGAATATTCGTGCCTAAAAGAAAGTTTTACACATAGGTTTAGAAAAGTATTAGTTGATGAACGTCGTTAATCTAACTTGGAACTCGCAGGAAAATAAATGGTGGAACGAAAGTTGCGCTATGGTAATTGAACATTTCGGATTGCCGGGACATAGATATACCACAGAAGTTTCTGCAGACTATATGAAATTTTTCTTTAAAACAGAACAAGATGTATTAATGTGTAATCTATTACTAAGTGATAGACTATGACAAAATATCTAGTGGGATTTGCAATAGGATTTTTAATGTGGGTAGTAGTACTCAGTCTGACACCAATGCCTGAATATAGAGTATACGATTGTGGTATGGCTGAATGGCATCCTGATATTCCCGTAGAAGTAAAAAAGCAATGTCGAGAACTTAAACAACAAGAATGGAAGAAACAAAATGAAGGAAAAGTTCAAACAAACTTATATGAAGACCGCAAAGGTATTCGCAGAACTTAGTCACGCACGTAGATTGCACGTTGGTGCTATTGTTGTTAAAGATGATCGTATTATTAGTATTGGCTACAATGGTATGCCGGCAGGTTGGAATAATGATTGTGAGCACAAAGAGTACATGGGCGGTGATGCTGGGGGTTGGCTAAGCCCCGAAGAGATTTATGATCGATGGCCATTTGAAGAAGAGGATATCGATCCCGATCTAGGATATGCTAGAAGATATGCCTTAAAAACTAAACCAGAAGTACTTCATGCTGAATCAAATGCTATTGCAAAATTGGCAAAGTCCAATGAAAGTGGGCTTGGTGCTGATATTTTTATTACTCATGCCCCTTGTATTGAATGCGCCAAACTTATATACCAGTCTGGCATAAATGGTGTCTACTACGGTGAAAACTATAGAGACGATGCAGGAATCGAGTTCCTTAAAAAATCAGGAGTTAGCATTGAAAAATTGGACAATTGAACTACAAGACGATCCCGAAACCGGTGACTTGATACTACCATTCCCTGAAGATATGATCGAAGAAACAGGTTGGAAAGAAGGTGATGTATTAGACTGGAAAGATAATCAAAATGGCTCTTGGTCTTTGACAAAAAGAGTGTATACTAGTAATATGAATAATAAAGAAAAAGAAATCCTAGACATTACTCAAGAGGAATGTGCAGAAGTAATTGTTGCTATCAGCAAGATAAGTCGATTCGGTTTAGATAATGTCAAACCCGGTAAGCCACTTACTAACAGACAACATCTAGCAGAAGAACTAGGAGATTTACAGGCCATGATCGATCTTTGTATTGATCATAATATAGTAGATAAAGAGGAAGTGCTTGCGGCAGCAGGTAACAAAATTGCCAAATTAAAAAAATGGTCAAATATATTTAAAAGTGGGGTTGAGCATGAGCAAGATTAAAATAGCGGAACTTTTCTACTCTATACAGGGCGAGGGTAGATATATGGGGGTGCCCAGTGTGTTCCTTAGAACCTTCGGCTGTAACTTTAAATGTGCAGGCTTCGGTATGCCGCGGGGTGAAATAAGTACAGAAGTTGAAACTATTGCTTTTGCTCACGACAATATTCCTTACAAGGATTATAAAGATTTGCCACTTGTTAGCACAGGCTGTGACAGCTATGCTAGTTGGGATCCACGCTTTAAAGATTTGTCGCCTATGCTTACTAGCGAAGCTATTGTAGATCGAATTATGGAAATGCTTCCGCAGGATCATTGGATTGACGAACACTTAGTTATTACAGGCGGCGAACCATTGTTAGGGTGGCAACGTGCTTATCCAGATCTACTAGATCATCCTAAGATGCGTGACTTGCAAGAGATTACTTTTGAAACAAATGGTACTCAAAAACTTGATCCTAAATTTAAAGAATATCTAATTGAATGGACAGATAATAAAGAACTTACATTCAGTGTAAGTGCTAAACTTCCAGCAAGTGGAGAGAAGTGGGAGGAAGCTATCTGTCCAGAAATTGTGTGTGAGTATGAACAAGTAGGAACAGTTTATCTTAAATTTGTTGTTGCAACAGAGCAGGATATTTCAGATGCTGAATGTGCTGTGGGTGCATTCCGTAATGCTGGATTTAACGGGCATGTTTATCTAATGCCAGTTGGTGGTGTGGAAAGTGTTTATACACTCAACGCAAAGAATGTGGCACTGGCAGCTATGAAACGTGGATGGCGTTATAGTGATAGATTACAAGTGCCGTTATTTAAAAATGAGTGGGGTACTTGATGAGACGATTTGTAGAAAAATTATTTGGCATTGATAAACTCAAGGCCGAAACAGCAGCAGCAGTACAGTTGGCTGAAGAATCCACAAAGATTGCTAAAGACGCAGTTGCATCTGCAGAACGTGCTGTAGAAGCAGAAGAAACTGCCAAACTAAGTCCAAAAGATCGAGCAACCAAATTGAAAGAACCGTGGGTAGGGGTGCTTAATACACACATCAACAAAGATAACATACGTAATGGCTTTTTTGAGCTTGACTGGAACGAGCTTTTTGTGTTAAAATTAAAGCAAGAGGGATATGGTTTTGACGGTGACAAAGACGAAGAAATTGTGGATCGTTGGTTCCGTGAACTGTGTGCTAATGTAGTAGTTGATGGTGATTTTGGTGGCGCTGTAAATACTGGCGTTATTGATATCAACTCTGTTAGAAAAAAGAATCTATGACATATATTTTAGTTGATACTGCTAATACTTTTTTTCGTGCTAGACACGTTATCAACGGTGATGCTGACATTAAGTTAGGCATGGCTTTTCACATTACACTAAACAGCATTAAAAAGGCCTGGCAAGACTTTAGTGGAAGTCATGTAGTATTCTGTTTAGAGGGACGCAGTTGGCGTAAAGATCATTACAAGCCTTACAAAGCACAACGAGCTGCTAGTCGTGCAGCACATACAGAACGAGAAGCAGAAGAAGAGAAAGTGTTTTGGGAAGCCTTTGATACTTTTAAAGAATTTGTGACAGAAAAGACAAATTGCACAGTCTTACAACATTCACGCCTAGAAGCAGATGATCTTATTGCTGGCTGGATACAGAGTCATCCAAACGACAATCACGTGATCATTTCGACAGACACAGATTTTGTACAACTAATTGCACCCAATGTTAAACAATTTAACGGTGTTATGGAAACTACTATCACACATGAAGGTATATTTGATGCAAAAGGTAAGAGAGTTATTGATAAAAAGACTCAAGAGCCAAAAGCCATTCCGGACCCCCAGTGGTTACTCTTTGAGAAGTGTATGCGAGGCGATACCTCAGACAATGTATTCTCTGCATATCCGGGAGTAC